TTCTTTCCCATGGGAACTCCTTTGTAGTGTAGTAATTAGTTCCTATTTCGCAAAAACGAAAATCTCAAAAATTTGGCGCCGAAAAAATTGAGCAGATCATGGTTTTTAAAAGAAAACCCCCAACCAAAAGGAAGGGGGTTTAAAACGTATACTATAATTAATAGATATTAGTCGTCAGCAGTTGTTCCAGCAGCACCAACAAGGTGTACAGTACCGACAGCTGTGGCGATATGCCCCCTTACGTGCCAGTTGGTACCATCACACAAAACATGCATGTGAAGTCCTTCCGCTGATTGAGCAACAGAACCATCAACAGTTATCGATGATATACCGCTAAATGCGTCTACAGTACTATTAGCTGCCAATGTAATAATACCACCATAAATATCAGCAGCATCTTCTGCAGTCTGAAGAATAAAATCAGCATCATCGTCAGAAGCTACAGTAAAACAAAAATCGTAAAATACGCCGGCACTAGTGCTAGTTGCAGGAAGACTATATGTAAGATTGTTGTCTACTGTGGCCATATTCACTTGGAACAATGTTCCAGATTCGGCGGCGAGAAGGGTCCTCGATGCAGCAGCTGCATTAGTAACCGATTCCACTACCCGCTTCTGTCCTTTGAACGTCGTTCCGTTCCACGCGATCTCTCTCTTTAAATTCTCAATTAATGCTTGGGTTCTCGCCAAGCCTACTCTTTTAGTTCCCATTATTTATAACCCTCCGTTTATAATCATGTCATCAAACATGGGTAAATCTCTCGATTCATCTATAAGTAGTCTTAGACAAACGAAAGCCCCCGCCAAAGACGGAGGCTTTACGTTTATTTGCTATTTAGCTAATTTAGCTAGTAGCGCCTGCTTCACCAAGGAGTCCGCGTACAACGACTAAGCCGTACATATCAGGACGAACCATCTTCTTGGCATAGCGAGTCATCACGCCCTTACGGGGCACGAAGTCCTCTGGTCCAAAGATGGTAGGTGTGGTCTGTAGCGGCACATAAGGTGCGTATACATACCCAGACTCAAGGAAACTAGAGCCTCGACGGCCAACCAAGACAACGTTACGGAGGAAATAAGGATCCACAATAACATCGAATTTCTTGGAAAGAGCACCAACCTTAACGGCGCCGACAGAGCCGGTTTCGTCGTCAGCAGTGACACTAGCACGGAATCCAGCCGTAAACTCAAGGATGTTAGCAACCTCGGGTGAAACCACCACGAAGTTTGCTCCACCACGGAGAGTCTTACGGTGAATCTGAGCGGACACATCGTTAATGGTCTCAATCAGAGTCTCATACCACTCACTCACGGTACCGGTGAAATCGGGAGCAGCAGAACTAGCACCAATTTCGGCGCCGGTTGAGCGGTTCACGAAGAGACCGGGTGAACGTGACCAGTAATAAGTACCGGCAGTTGCACCATTCACAAGATCAGCAAGAATCTCACGGTCAATCTCAAGAGCAATCTGCTCAGAGAGAATGCTAGTAAGCTCAACTTCGGCATCAAGGTTGTGATAGGCATTAAGATCCTGTCCCAACTCTGGCGTCCATTTCGCTTTGAGCTTCTTGGTCATCGCTGTAATAGCCACGGAATCGACTTTGATGTCGATCTCGGGGATATTATCTTCAGCTTCAAGTCCCCAATCTGCCTGTCCAACAATAGAACCTGCAGCGCCACCAGCAACGATATCATCCTTCTGGGCCCACGATGAAGTTGCTCGCGTTCCTGCGTTAAGTGCGGTCAAAATATTCGCACCCATACCGAGGGCACCACCTGGATCTGCTGATCCAGAAGCCGCACCATCGGCACCAACGCCAACCCAAACAGTAAGCAATCGGGCGCCCGTATCTTGACCAGGATCAACGTTACCGCTGAGTCGCGTGTGACGACGAACCAAACGAGCAAAAGCTGTATCTGTCGAGTCAACCAGAAGTCCATTACCAGCAGAACTGGAAATGTTATATGACTGGGGGCCCTGGAAGTTAAACTGATCGAGTCCACTACAAAGAATAGAGACAACAGCAACATCCGTAGAACCAGATACGAAATCCGGATCATACTGAGCTAACTTGTGTACAGCCGAACCAGAGGCTTCACCCCACTGGGAGAGCGCAACATTCTGTGCAGTTAAAGTAATTGTACTTGTCTGCCCTGAGCCAGTTGGCGAGGAATAAGCGTTGTTAAGGTTATAAGGTCCACCAGCGTCACCCATCTGCTGGGTCAAATCGACACCACCAGTGATTGCGGAAGCAACAGCGTTACCGCCATAGAGCGAACTCGAAAGATCATATCCTAGGCGCGAAATGGCAGTTGGATAATCACCAGCTTCCTGACTCACTGTAAAGTCAAGGAAGAAAATGAGTCCCGAAGGGAGACTCATAGGCTGAACGCTAACGAGATCGTTTGCGATCAACCCTGCGAACACACGCCGAACAATCGGAAACGCGACGGCTGCAAAACCCTCAACATCTCCACCTGCCATTGTGCTTGATTCACGGAGAAGCTCTTTAGCTTGGTTTTCAAGTAGACGAGCCATGCTCTGACGCTTTCTGCTGTCAGCAAGACCCTCAAGAAGACCTGTCTTCTCCCATTTATTTAGTAATGCGCTGCCTTCGGCGCGCATATCTCGATTGACAATACCTTCTGTCAATCTTTCAACGATACTAGCCATAATTTAAATACCTCCTGTAAAATTGTATTATTTAATGCCTGCTAACCGCCTCATTCGCTCTGCGAATGGGTCGGTAGGTTGTGCTGACTCATGACGAGTTGCACGAATTACAGAAGATGGACGGCTAATAGCTTCGCTTAGTGATTGTGGGCTTCGCACGGGCTTGGCCTCCACTGTGCTTTCAAGCGTATTATATATTGTCTTTGCTTCTGTAACAGAATCGGCTTTTGAAATAGCTTCGACAATTCTTTTCTTTTGTCGCTCATTCAAGGAGGTATTCCGTAGAACACGATTCGTGTAAAGCAAACGAGCATTAGAAAGATTTACATTTTGTAAAGTTTCCTTAAGCTCTTTTGTTGCTTGCTCATATTGTGAAAGACGCCCTTTGAGTTGTTTATTCTCGAAAACTAACTCTTCTTGGGCTTTCTTTAAAGTCTCTAAATCTTCTTCGACATCGGTGCTGCGGCGATGCGCTAGCTCTCTTTCAATCTCATGTTTCATCTCATGAGACGAGCGGCCGGCCCAGCCGGATAGTTCCGCACCCATGTCAACTGTTAATTTCTCTGCGATGGTATCAATAAGTTCATCGGAGATTTCAATTTCTTCTTTTTTCGTCTTTTCTTTTTTCTTTCTTGTAGGATCCTTTCCCTTATCCTCTCGACCTTTCTCCTGGCCGCCAGTTGCTCCGCGATAAACATCCGATTCTGGATCTTTATGCACTACAGGATCTCCAGGGCGCCACCGCTTCTCCCGGTCTTCTCCAAGTTCCTCTTCCTCACCATCGGAAAGCATTTCGGCAAGTTCTTCTTCATCAATCTCTAAATCTTCATCAATCTCAGCTTGGAGCGCTTCGACAGATTCGCGGAGGGCGCCGAGATCAAGTGTAACTTCGACATCTTCTCCTTCGCCGGGAATGCTCTTAAGGCTTTTGCCATCCATTTTGCTGGCACCATCTGTGGCAGCATAAGGAACGTCTTCTACGTCCTCTTCGATGCCATCAGCTTCGCCTTCAGCCTCAACATCTAAATCGGCTCCAAGATCAGCACCTAAATCGACTGCAGGGTCTGCGCCCAAATCTGGTGCGTCTCCAAGATCGGCTCCCAAATCTAAATCACCAAGCTCATCTTGTTCAAGAAGCCCATCTAATGCTGCGCGTACTTCATCAGAATATTTATCAATAATAGTTGATTCTGCGCTTTTAAGCGCGGCTTCGCGTAATGCATTGGCATCCACAATAGCTTCCTTAAATAAATTTGACATGAAATAGCCTCTAAAAAGATAATTTTCCTATGATAAATAGTGTTTTATATTGTAAAAAGACATAATTTTAATTATCTGCAAATAGCCAGTGAACATTAACGATCAACCCATTCATATTTTAGTGTTACATTCCCATATTCCGGCTTTGCAGTTGGTGTATGGGCCCGTTCCGAGATAGCAACTCCTATGAAAACATCATCGAAATTATCCCCAGCATTGTCTGAGATATAATCCTCCCGAGAATCTGAATCGGTGGCTTTGACGAACTGCCACGCATTGGACAAAACTGTCCCCTCGAAAAAGAGAAATGCATGACAGACTGCGGGAGTACCTACTTGGGCTATTCTATTGGTTCCGCGACTTCCGGCGCGCTGGATGGATTTCCCCTTAAGGTCCTCGGCGCTGGTCCATACGAATCCACCGTGATAGCCTTCATCGTTCGTCAGGCTAGCACCATTTGTATGATAAACAAACCATTCTAATGTACAATCGCCATTGTTATCTTCAGTCGGAAAAGTTCCCACCGAAAGAACAAGATGAAGAATATCGGAATCCGAAGGAATGGCGCCGATACTGGTCAGATTTCGGAAGACGCCGGCGCTCGTCCAGGTGCCCTGATTCTGGTCTACAATTATAGTGCTAGTGGTTCCCAGGCTGGAAGCAGCATCTAGTACGCTATTTGGATCAGTCGAGGTTCCACCCGATAGATCTATCGTTGTTAAGGCGGCGGCGGCTTCTCCAGCAGGAGGGGATTCATAATTACCCTTAAATGCTTCTTTCAATAAACCCGGTATTCTTGTTCTTCGCATTATCTTAATTTTCCTTTATCAATCGTCAGTACGTTCGATCCATTCATACTCTAGTGTTACACCGTCCCATTCTGGCTTTCCAGATGGTGAAGCGCTCTGCTGAGATAAGGCAAACCCCAGCCAAACAGTACTGAATGTTCCAGAGGAATCGGTAGTGTAGTTGTGGCTCTCAAAATTGCCGTTTTGTGCCGTTGCATATAGCTGGGCGCCACCGAGAGTCGTTCCATCAAAAGTGAAATACGCATGGAGGACTACCCAATCGCCGGCCAGGGTGGTGGCACCGACTGCGCAGGCGCCGGTGCGGTTCAGTTTGGACAATTTGTGGGTCGCACCTGGCTTCTGGGCGAATCCGCAGTGATAACCTTCGTTGGCGGCTATCGTATTACTTGGTGCAACAAATATTTCCAGCCTGCAGGACCCCCAGGCGGCCGGGTCTTCCGTTGGAATCGTTCCCACGTAAAACCTAACATGAAGAATGCCAGTGTCTGAAGGAATTGAACCGATGTCTGTCATCAATTGACAAGGATCGCGACCTGCATCACAGATATTGCCATGGTTAGTATCTGCAACTATCTTACTTGTAGTTCCCAGACTGGTTTCCGCAGCTAGTACGCTATTTGGATCAGTTTTTGTTGCGCTCGCAATATTTAATGTTGTTAGGCCCTCGGCGGCTGCAGCTGCCCCCTCAGAAGGAAGATAGTTTTCTCTATAGGCTTCTTTCAGCAAGCCCGGTATTATTACTCTTCGCATTATCTTAGCTCCAATACTTTATTAAGTTAATGAAGAAGAAATTCTATTAACATATCCTACAACATTGACCTTATCTACCATAGCGGCAAAGGCGTGAAGTGTATGGCCACCATTCAATAAAAGACCTGGAGCAACTAAATACGAACCAGCGGACGCACTAAGCGCAGTCGCCAAATGGGCTTTTACTCCTTCGCCGCCCGTAGGGTTGCTCCCGGTACCCGAATCGCCCCAACAAAGCGTCAGTACTATTTCAGCAGTATGAGTATTGTTGGCGTAAAGCCATATTTCATCCATATTAACTGCGCCAGATACGGCTGTATGTATTTTAGTTGCGGAACCAGAAGCAGAGCCGGTAATATGAATTGGTTGACCAGAAACGCTTGCCGATAAATGAATTTTTTGAAATGTAAAACTTGAAGGTGCTGCCATAATTTATCTCACTTTGTTTGTAAATAGTTTTTTATGAAAAAACTTGACTTGCTAATATGAATGATGCATTCGGAACTGCGCTTATACTACCACTAATCATTACATCTCCCTCAATGATCGCGGCAGTCGTGGAACCCAGAGAGGCCGAAACATCTAATGCGCTGTCGGGGCTCGTGTTATTAATGCCTACTTTGGTGCCGTTGCCTACTATACTAAGAATTTGGTTGGCGCCACACTTAAAGCTAATATTATTGCCAACAGCCGTATTCGTGATGAAAAAATTTTCGCCGTTATTTAAATAAATCGATGCAGCATCAGCACCATCATTCTCAAATACGATTTCTCTTGTTTGGGCAGTCCCTTTTCTCAATCTAAGTAATTCTGTAGTATCGGATCCGGATAATGTTAAAGTACCAGTACAAATTAAATCGCCACTAAATGTACCGGAAACGGCGGTAAGATTACCGGCCGTTGAAATGAGTGCCTTTCCGCCAAATAGACTCAAATTGCTTCCACTCAAAAGCTGAGTATTCACTTGTCCAGCAGTTAATACACCAGAGCCAGTTATTGTGTTAGCTGAAATCAAGCCAACTAAAGCTGTAATGTTTGAGCCCGTTACTTGATTCCCGGTGATTATTCCAGAGCCGGTTATTATATTAGCTGATATTAAGCTTGTTAAAGCTGTAATATTCGAACCTGTTACTTGATTCCCGGTGATTATTCCAGCGCTTTCTATTGCGCCAGTTACATTCAAAGCCCCCTTGAGGATCGATTCACCTTCAATGGTCATCGGGCCCGAACTAGAAATATGGCCGGCTGTTGAAATTACAGTTTTGCTTTCATTAATGTTCAAATTGCTGCCACTCAAAACTCCAAGTGACTTAACGGCAGACCCAGTTACTTGGCCGGCGGTTAATATGCCAGAGCCAGTTATAGTAGTGGTAACAGTTAGTGAGCCCGTAATCGATGCATTACCATTTCTCAAACCATCCCATTCGGTAGAAATACCAGTTAAGCCAGAACCACCACCAACAAATAGCGCACCAGATATTGTACTTCCGCTAATAATGCCGGCCGTTGTAATTACAGCTTTGCTTTCGTTAATATTCAGGCTGCTTCCACTCAAAAGCTGAGTGTTCACTCGTCCGACAGTTAGTGTACCAGAGCCAGTTATTGTGTTTGCAAAAGCTGCGGCACCAGTTACATTTAGGGCGCCCTTAAGGATCGATTCACCTTCAATGGTCATAGGACCAGAGGCTGAAATGGCACTCGCATTTGTGACAGATAAGTCACCTTTCACCGTGGTAGCACCTGTTACATTCAAAGCGCCTTTAAGGATCGATTCACCTTCAATGGTTACGCCGCCAGAGCCGGAAATATTATCAATAAATTTTAGACTTCCAACTTTAAAAGCGCTAAAATCACCGCCGGGAATATTGTAAGCAGTCCCATGTGGGCCCTGCGTGCCAACTTTACCTACAACAAA